GGCAAACCCAAACTGACCCGTCAAGGGCGTTCTAAAAACACAAAACTGTCTGCAACTGCTCGTAATGGGCGCAAAAAGCGTTATCGGGGGCAGGGTAAGTGAGACCCGAGACCAGAAAATCCATGGAAATGCTGTTTTCTGCAAAATGGAACCTTCCAAAAGCGGCAGAACACTGCAATCTCACTAATAAAGAGATGAAAATCACTTTCAATGAGTATTGTGCGTTCCATCCACCAACATATAAAGAAGAATGAGTCAATTAGTCGTCAACTTACCACCACAAAAAGTATGGGTTCGTAAGGAATACCTTAGGGATCACGTTGACGGACATGGCGAATTTGTAGAGGGCGTCTGGGTATCGGCAAAATCGATACCTGGGCGTGCTTTTTATTTTGAGACGTACTTACCAGAGTACGCCGCAATGTTCGATAAGCTGCCCATCAGTGCCTTTCTAAGTCGCCCCGAGACCCCTCAGGTAGACCTAGACCTACCCAACCTGCAATTCTGGAATTGCATGGATTATGGAGTCCGTTGTATTGAGAAGCAATTCATCGGTTCTATGGACTTTGTGTGCCATACCAGGAACTATGGAGCACTATCTGGTGAGTATTTGTTCACATTAGACAATTTTCACCCAGATATTGACATTACAAACACTAATGTTAGTGAAATTCCAGAGGAACATAAGTCCCATAACTGCATTGAATTGGAAAATGGGCAGTTTGCACTGTATCCAAACAACAGAATCAGGATTTTTGACCTGTCGATTACTCCTCAGGAACCCAAAATTCCAGATTTTAAGGTCTCGACCAAATATTATCAGGTTGAGAACGGTGTTAGATGGGGTAGATTGGGTGATACAGACGATTATTTCTGGAAAACACCCGAAGAAAAAGAGCAATAAATATAATTTGGAGATAGAAACCTCCCAAAAAGTTCTGGTAACAGATTTTTGGAGGAAAAAATGGCAAATCATCCTATTCCCGATCAAAGTCAGGAATTTATTAAATCAGGAATGGTATTAATTACTGATCCTAGATCTGATTATTACTTAAAACTGGCACAGAAACCTGTTAATGATCCACCCAAGGACCGTTTAAGTCGCCCTTGTGGTGGTAAAGGTGGGTTTGACGACTATGCCGAGTGGTTGACCTGATATATAAAGTATACTAGGTGCTCAAATGGCAACAATATCCAAAAAATTTGTTGATCTAAACCCTAAATTTGATAGGCATCCGATTACTGGCGACTTGCCAACAATTAAGAATGAAGATGCCATCAAACAAGCAGTCAAGAATATTGTGTTGACTATTAGGGGTGAGAAACCATTTCGCCCATTTTTTGGCGCATCTATCAATTCAGCATTATTTGAAAACTTTGACCCTGTTCTTATTGACGACATTGCATTGAGTATTGAAGATGCGCTTACTTCACATGAACCAAGGGTTGAAGTAACTGAAGTTGAAGTTTTAGATAATATTGATACTAATGCTCTGGAAGTTACTGTAAACTACAAAATCGTCGGAATTCCTTTAGACCAACAATCACTTAACCTCGTACTAGAAAGAGTATAATGGCATTCAATCAAGTTACCAATTTAGATTTTGAAGATGTCAAAAAAAGTTTGAGGGAATTCCTTCGTTCTTCTGAAACTTTTACTGATTATAACTTTGAAGGATCAGTTCTTTCTCAACTGATCGATCTTTTGGCATATAATACCTATTACTCTGGATTGAATGCCAATTTGGTTGCTAATGAGGTATTCTTTGATAGTGCTTCCATTAGAGAGAATGTAGTTTCTCTTGCAAAACTGGTTGGATACACTCCAAGGTCCGCAAAAGCGCCTATAGCAACCATCAACCTGGATATTATCGTCAATCCACAGACCGCTGCATTGACCTTGAAGAAGGGTAATTCCTTCATTGGTAGTAATGGTGACGGATCTTTTGTTTTTAGCGTCTTGAACGACGTTACAAGAGAAGCATATATGGATGCTAATGGCGTTCGTAGAATTACCTTTAATAATCTTGATATCTATCAAGGATCATTTTTAAATTTACAATATACTGTCGATACATCAACGAGACAAAAGTTTATTGTCCCAAGTGCAGATGCTGATGTTGATTTGTTGAATGTAACTGTTAATGAGGTTGACTTTGCAATTCCACAAAGATACACTAGTGTAAAAAATATCACAGAACTCAACTCTACTGACAGAGTTTACTTTATTCAAGAGAATAAGAACGAACAGTTTGAGTTAATTTTTGGTGACGGTGTATTTGGAAGAAAATTAAAGAACTTAGACACAATTACGATTGAATATCTTGTAACAAATAAGACCGAAGGTAATCAATGTACTGATTTTACCTTTACAGGTCAACTAGAGTATGCTGGACAAACATACTCACAGTCAAATCCAACTATTACGTTGGTTAGTGAGTCCAGTGGCGGTGGAGACCCCGAAAATATCACTTCAATCAAGTATCTTGCACCACGTTACTATTCTGCACAGAAGAGAGCAGTAACTGTAAGGGATTATGAAACCTTAATTAGAGAAATTTCTCCAAATCTTGAGTCGTTATCCGTATTTGGTGGAGAAGAAGCAGATCCTCCACAATATGGTAAGGTATTCATCGTTGCAAAACCATTTGGAGCAGAAACTCTTACCACAACTGCTAAGCAAAATCTTAAAAAAGACATTAAGGAGTATTCTATTCTTACAGTTATTCCTGAGGTTATTGATCCTTCATATCTCTATCTTGATATTGACTCATTCGTTTATTATGACAACAATAAGTCAAGAAAGAATGCTCAAGAAATTGAAAACGCTGTAAAGAACACAATCGTTGGATTTGGAGCAACAAAAGACCTTAACCGATTCAATGGTAAGTTCAAATATAGTAAATTAATTGGTACTATTGATGATGCCGATAAAGGTATTACATCAAATATCACTAGGATTCGTATGAGGAAGAATTTCCAAGTAATTCCTAATGTATTTGCTTCTTATGAGGTATGTTATGGTAATAGAATCTCTGAGAACACAGATATCATCTCAACTGGGTTCAAAATTACAGGGCAAGATTCAAATTATGTTTTTTATCTAGAAAAAATAGAAAACAGTAACACGATTGCCATTTTCCGTTATGATGGAAGTGCAAAGAGATATTATAGCAAGAATGTTGGTTCTATTAACTATGAAAAAGGCGAAATAAATATTAATGCTATCAATATTAATTCTGCTATCGGTGATACGGGGTATATTACAGTTTCGGTAATTCCTAAGTCAAATGATATCATGGCATTGAGAGATTTGTATCTTTCTATTGATCCTGCAGGAGTTAACGTTAGCGTAATCCTAGATGCATTAACATCATCATCTAGAACATCAGGTGTCGGTCAAATTCCAGTATCTAGTTAAACATGTTTAACGATTTAAAAGTATCAAGTTCTATCATTGGGCAAGTCCCCTCGTACTTGCCTTCGGAGTATCCTAACTTTGTCAATTTTGTAAAAGATTACTATAGATTTCTAGAAACTAATGGAAATCCTCTTGATCTTCTTAATGGAGTTCAAGAGTTAATCGATATTGACACATATACGGGAATTGATGCTTCTTCAACGTTAAAATACTCTGTATCTGGCAATGAGACAGAAATTGTCGTTGCTGGACATGTAGAGTTTCCCAGATCTCAAGGTTTATTGAAAATTGATGATGAAGTCATCATTTATAACAAGAGATCTTATGGTACTGCTACTGATGGCAGTAAGATTACTACATTTGAAGGATGTACTAGAGGATTTACTTATAATGATCTTTCATATGAATCTGGATTTACTGCAAACAAAGAAACTGATCCTGCTTCTCATGAAGAAGGAACTTTAGTATACAACCAGTCATATTCTTACATCTTATACTTCCTTGAGGAGTTAAGATCAAACTACTTGGTTGACTTCCCATCAAATATCTTAAATGATAATCTGGGTAGTATCAATATTAACCAAATTTTAAA